ACCAATGGAGAGCCGAATTATCTGCCGGAAATTGAACTCTTGGCTCAAGGTAATCTATGCTTACTGGATTCTCTGTACTATTAGGAGAATATCTAACTTGAACAACAGGGACTCCTTCATTCTTGTCTGTGCTTAGGATGCTTCGAGTTGATGTCTTCAAAGGATGCAACCTAAATGGTCCATTGATCCTCACAATGATTCGATGAAGTGCTTCTGCAGGACCTACATTGAGTGACTCCCCAGAGTTAATTGCATTCCTCCAAGATGAAAATGCTTCTCTACAACGCTTTGAATCATCAGCCTGAAGTCTTCGTAGATCACCTCTTCTTATCAATCTGATTGCCCCTGAGCCTCTGATAAGTGCCATCGCCTTTGTGAATTTGATCCAAGGAGGCAATGCCATTGTCAGACTAGATAGAGCACGATGGTCTATATTGTCTACAGCAGTTAATGCCTCAGTTATGAGATTGTCTATTACAGGAGTGATTGGGTGAGATCCTATCGCACTTCCAAGTGATGAAGGTATGCTTGTTTTGACAATCTCAATGGCTTCCATCAGAACAGATATCCCACTAGTGTCAGGAAGAGAAGATGAGAGTAGACTCCCCATGAGGATCCTAGATGCTGACGGCTTCACCCCATTGATAGCAATCTGGAGGAATGCAGCTATTGACTTATACAGACTGCTGTCAATCTTTCTAAGACCCTCAAGATCTGCTCTATATTCTGCCAGAACATCGATGTCTGACCCCATGCAAAGCTCCATTGGAGATCTAATTCTCATTCCTCCAAGAGCTACAGGTGTAATCAAGAGAGCTTCTGTGGCCCTATTATCGTCATGCATCATAAAATTTGATAGATAGGTTGCACATACAAATCGTAGTAGGATATATGCTGATAGAGGATTAGCCCCAGCAGAAACTGCAGCAGCCACCTGACCCTCAAATGCTGAAATTCTCATCCTTAGTGGTGATAGCCCTCTAGAGCTCTTGAGTATTCCCACTGATGTGATTTCTTTTATCCACATAGGCAAGAGATGACCATTGTGACACATGTCACCTAGATATTCCCATACTTCACTGCTCACTAGAGTTTTCCCCAGATGAAATTGTAAGCCATGCTTTGCATATGTAGATTGGATCTTCATGACTCTTTCATAATTATCTCTAGGATTGTGAGCAACCGGAGAGTAGAAGAGAAGTAAACCATCATCTGAGTAAGTTAGGATCATTCCACTAAGACCTGTTGACTTTAGCGCAACTTCCATTATGGCTGCATGAATTGATGACCACACAAAGTTCAGGAACCCTTCGAATCCTCCTTTCACCCCTGATAACCAATTGAAATATCCTCTAGTATTGTGGATGACTACCGCTGCTCTGAACACTAGATCTATTCTAGACATCCATAGTTCACCTGTAACTTCTGCAAGAATCTTTCCGTATTCTCTGACTAAAGCCATTGGGAAACGTTTACTAAACTCTGACATGTCGAAGGATACAAAGATTGATTGCTTTTCAGCATCTGGACCACTCACTGAGGCTGCAAACTGCTCCAGATCACGCCTCCTACCTGTATATCCTTTCACAATTGACACTCCATTCTGCTTCCGTGATATTTGTCTAGCCACTCTCTCTGTGATTTGCGTGATTGTCTTTAACTCCTGTTCAGCCATGTAGAAGATTCTTGTTACCTTTTTGTGGAATTCACCCAACTTTGGTTCTGTACCTACCAGATACCTTGCACCAGGAGTGTTCATCACAAAGTCCCTCAACTCATCTTCTGGAATATCTTCAGGTGACATTCCTGGGTATTTAGCTTCGAATCTCTCATGGAGCATTACAACCTTCTCGAACCGCTTAATCGATTTCTTGGTATTCAAACCCCCATCTCCTCTCAGATATGCAGCTGCATCATTGACTGTATGAGCCTCCCTTGAAAAATCTGGCTGCCTGTCTCTTCCTTCACCTTTTGCCCATGCCAGACAGTCTTCAAGATCCTGTTCAGAGAATTCTGGTGCAGCTTGTGAGCTCTTATCACTAGGCGAGAGAATGATTTCTGATGGCTTAGTTACTGTACGCACTGTTTGAAATTCTATGTCAGACCACGCCAGCGCAGATCTTTCACATAGAGATGCTATCGACCTTTGTGTCCTATTAGCTTCTTCAGCCAAACTTTGTGAAAAATTGGTCTTAGAGGTTAATCTCACATCATGGGATGATGTGGCTAGGCTCCTATAGATCGCTCTCCTCAATGTGCCTCTGAACCGTGGTAGAATAGCTGGGTCAACTCTGTTTGGGCTCCCAAGACCTTCTATTGTCGCAAAGGCATCATGTAGATTAGTATCTGGGTGTGGAACAGCCTTATAGACATTTAGGATATTGACGACATCTTCCTTATTCCTGAATTGACTGCTGAAAAAGTTCAGAACCATTACTGCATATTCTCTCCTTGATGGTTTAAGGCTCATGAGGGTAGAATGGTACATATTCACTCCTATGATGTTGCTTGTATCAAACCTTGATATCGCAATTCCTCTTGATCCTTTAACCACTTCTCCTAGAAAATCTACATCAGTCTCAATGATGCTCCACACACATTCGATATAATCATCTATTAAATCAAGAGGCCTGTAACGATAGCTCATACTTGGGAGCATGAAAAGGATGCTGGACCAAGACTTAATCAGTGATAAGAGTTTGAAAGTATGTGGTTCTGGGAGAGCAAACACGCTTCCAGCTATTTTCACCATCATCACAGGGCCAAGTGATAGAAATGCTACGCCTCTGAATGGCTCTTTACCTTCAAAGTCAAATGTTGGGATCTCATTCTCATCAAACCCTCCTTGAG